AAGGACATGGCCTGCGCGTAGTCGCCGGCATCGTCGATGTTCTCGAACGTTCTGACGCCTTCCGTGGTGACGACGTTGTAGCTCATCTTGCCGGCTCCTTGTCCGCGCCGCTCACATGGTCCCAGTCGCAGGACAGGCCGCCCTGCTTGTAGTCCGAGTAGACAACGCAGTCCACTTGCCTCGTGTCGGACAGTGTGACGATGCATTCCTTGATGTTGTCGCTGGACATTTTGGAGCATGTGGTGCCGGTGGCGGCGATGGCGTGGGCCGGGGTCGATGTCTTGGACGCGCTCCCGCATCCTGCGAGCGCGAGGAGGAATACCGGTGTGAGCAGGAACATGGTGATGGCGGTCAGGCCGATGCCGGCGAGCGCGAGTGGTTTGCGTTTTCTCATTTCGAGTGTTTCCTTTCTTGTCTGGTGGCTTCCATGTTCCATGTTTTTCCCTTCATTGTCGTCACCATGCCTTTTTCAGTAGTTTGCGGTATCGGATGTAGTCGTTGATGTCGCGTCGGATGCAGTCGCGCACCCTGTGCGTGCCACGATGCCCCTCGTACGGATCCTCGGGACAGTCGATGAACCTCAAATACCGGCGGAGCGTGGTCAGGTCGAACTTGCGGTAGGACAGCCACCTATCCGGGTCCAGGTCGAGACGTTTCAGGAAGTCGATGTCGAAGTCCACGTTCGTTCCGGCCGGAACCAGCGTGAAGCGTTGCGACAGGGAGTCGAGATACTCCTCCACGGCATTCGCGACCGCTTCCACGCAGTCGTTCCTGTCGGAGCCGTTCAGCAGTTCGAACAGGAGACCATTGTCCGTATGCATGGAGAACGCTATCGGGCTCATGGCCAACAGGTCGAGATCGTACGGTCTGATGATGCGGTGCAGGGATCCGAACGAATGTTCGGCCAATACGTCGGTGCATTCCATGCCGACCTCCAACGGCAGGCTGTCATTCCTGTCCGTGCCGGTCGTTTCGAAGTCGAGCCAGAGCAGCGCCTCCGGCTTCCCATTCCGGTCTTTGTCCTGTTTCCTCATGATTCTTCCTTCCAATCGCTTTGCCATTCGATGATTTCGATTTGCGTGAGCCGTTGCGCCGTGCCGTCATCCAGCAGCCACCACCAGTCGCCGTTCCAGTCGCGTATCGGCACGCTGAGCGGATCGCGCCAGCTCGGGATGATGTAGCCGAACCGTTCCGCCTCGGCCGGATGCGCGTGCGTCCAACCATGACAGCCGGTCGTGCCGGAACCGCACAGTTCGACGATGTTGCTCGGCAGGTCGCGCATGGTCGAGTTGGCTCGTCGGCGCAACTGCCGGTGGTGGCCGCTCCTGCCCGGCCAGACGGTCGGGTCGTGCAGGTTGTGTCCGCAACGCATGCAATGCCAGCCCTGACGTTGCAAGGCGACGCGTTTCGATTCCTGGAATTGCCGGTCGCTCATCGTCGCTCCCTTCCGAGCTGGTCGAGCAGGTTGATGCAGGTCGAGCAGTCGCGTTTGATATCGCGGATGCGGTCAAGGTCCATATCGGCGAGCGCCGGGCCTTTGAGCGCGTCGAGTTCCAATCGGTCCGCGGCTTGGATGGCCGAGGTGAGGATGCCGGCCATGTGTGCGATGGTCATGGCGTTCATGCCGCCTCCTGTTCGAACAGTTGTTCGGCCAATACGTCGCCGGGCACGTTCGCGAGCTGACGGCGCAGCATGTCCGGGTCCACGCCTTGGTTGAGCAGGTCGGCGACCTTGCATGCGAGCTCCATGTACGTGTCCGTGCCTTCGCAGGCTATCGGGCCGAGTACGCGTTTGACCTCTTCGCTGCCCCACGTATACCGGCGAGTGCCGGTTTTGGGTGTGGCGAATCCGCGTTCCTTGCCTTTGACGAGCCAGTTGCGGAATTTCGCGTTCCAGTCGGCTGATCTGGTTCCTGAGTCGAGTGCCCGGTCGCGGAATTTCCCGGCTTCGATGTCGCAGTCGATGCCGAGCTTGTCGGCGAGCGCCCTGTGTTCCTCGGTTGGTTTCCAGTCGGTTGGGATGGGTGTTGTTGTTTTCGCGCGCGGGTCTCTCTCTATAGTCTTTATTGTTTCTATAGATTTAGTAGTATTGTCTGCACGCTGTGTGCACCCCTGATTCATGCCAGATTCATGCCAGTTGCACCCCTGATTCATGCCTGTTTTTTGGGGTGCATTTCGTTCACCCCTGTTTTTTGGTTTGATTTCTTGGGGTGCATTTCGTTCACCTCTGTTTTTTGGCAGGTGCATGTCATACACCTTCGGTCGGCGGTTTGGCGCGATATCGTCGACGATGTGCTGGTTGCCGTATCTCAAGAAACCCTTCTCGCGCAGGGACCGGAGCTTGTTGTGCACGGTGCGTTCCGACATATGCAGCTGCGATGCGATGGTTTTCGCGCTCTTCGCAAAGCCCTTGCCGTCATCGCCGGTCCAGTCGGCCACCATCATCAGAAGACGAAGCTCATAAGGGTCAAGCCCGTACTCGTGATACAGCAGTTTCCGAACATTCTCCATGCTCATGATTCGTCATCTCCTCCGCCGAGATATGCGCCCTTGAGCGCCTTCCTCTCGTCTTCGCTGACCTGGTAGCCGATGCGTTCCAGCACGTCGTACCAGATGCCCATATCGTCCACGCCATGCCGTTGGCGCCAGTAGTTCCAGCCGATGTTCGACTCCCAGCGGGCGGCCAGAACATCGAGAATTCGAAGCGGCCTGTCCTTCAACACCATGCGGATCGAGTCGAGGTTCTCCTTGCATTCCAGCGACCAGTGCTCGTCGTCATGCTCGGTGATCGGCAGGCTCCAGCCGAACGCGATCAGCTCCCTGATGACGTCCTCGCCCTTGTAGGACTGGTACGGGAACACGCTCCTCCAGCCGACCGTGTCAGCGAGCGCGAGCCTGCAGATTCCCGTTTCCGCGTGTTCGTGGGTGAGTGCGCGGAGGTTGTGTTTCAGCCATGTGGTGCGGTTGGCTTTGGCGATCGCTTCGAATTCGCGGGCCTGTCGGTTGAGTTCCCTGCCTCGTGCCTTGATGGCATTGTCCTCGTCGGTCTTGGCTTTGTCTTTTTCGAGCTCGTCGGCGGGAACCGGCAGGTACGTGCAGAACTCATCAAACGCGGAATTCTCGTACACACGTGCGGACGGCCAATCGGATTCCCTGGTGAACGAGGTCCAGAAGTCCGTTTCGATGTTGGATATCATGCGGCCGGCCCGGTATCCGTACGGATGCCAGTTCCAGAAGTTCTTTCCGTCTGGGAAGCTTTCGACTTTGATTCCGGCTTTGGCGAGCGCCTTCTGCGCCTTGTCGTGCCATGCGGCTTTACGGCGTTCCCGGGAGAGCCGCTGGTAGGTCCAGTCGAAATCGTCGGCGCGGGCAAGCTCGCGCTGCATGTCCGGGTCGGACTCGAATTCCGCGAGCCTGTCGAGCTGGTCGAGACTCATCTGGCTGAAATCGGCCGCCACGTCACGCGTCTCCTGCGGGATTCTGGCTATCTTCAACCGTCTGCGGACGAACCGGTCGCTGCGTCCCGTCTTCTCGGCCATCTCCTTGACGCCCACGCCTAGATCGAGGAGCCCCTGATAGCCGTCGGCCTCCTCGATGGGCGTCAAATCGGAGCGTTGCGAGTTCTCGACCAGCATGACCTCGCGTTCCCTCCGCGCGTCCATCCTTTCGATGATCGCCGGCACGGACTCGAGTCCGGCCTGTTTGGCGGCGGCGAGCCTGCGATGGCCGATGACGACTCGGTACTGCGCATGCCCGTCGATGTCGGTCTCTCCCGTCGGCGTGACCAGGAGAGGCTGTTTGATGCCCTGCGAGCGGATGCTCGCCTCCAGATCGGCCACGTCGCCCACCTGCCTGCGTGGATTGTTCGGATTCGGATGCAAATCCTCGACGGGCAGATCCTCTATGGTGATGCCCATGATTCCTCCTTAGAATTCCGGTTCGGATTCCGGCTTGCCGAAATCACCGAACGACGACGATTCACCCTGTGGCGAGCCCCACGGGTCAGACGGCGGCAACGAGGCACCGGCAGCGGTGGCTCCGCCCGTATAGCCCGCCGGGGCGGAGGACGAATTGCCATACGCTCCAGCCGTGCCACGCTGCGCCTTGGCTACCTGCGCGGTCGCATAGCGCAAGCTCGGCCCGATCTCGTCCACCTGCAATTCCATGGAAGTTCGGCGCTGATGCTGCTCGTCCTCCCATGAATGCTGCGTCAGCCTGCCCTGGGCGATCACACGCATGCCTTTTGCCAGGCTTTGCGCGCAATGTTCGGCCATGTCGCGCCACGCGGAGCAGCGCATGAACAAAGCCTGACCGTCTTCGAACTGGTTCGTGTTACGGTTCCAGGTGCGCGGGGTGGAGGCAATCGTGAAGCTGGCAACGGATGCGCCGCTGCCAGTGGTACGAATCTCCGGATCAGCCGTGAGGTTGCCCACCACGGTAATAATCGTTTCGCCAGCCATTAGAACCTACCTTTCACGGCGAGAGTCTTGATGATGCGGATGGTCTCGCCACCATCCCTGGTCTTCACCATGTGCGTCAACTGCGCGGCAGCGCCCTGATGGAAACTGTCACCAGGCATCACCTCCAACACGGGAGACGCCACCTCGGACACGAACCGGCCCACCAGTCCGGTGAACCGCACGCCCACCGATTCCAAGATCTCCAGCTCCTTCCACGCCTCGGTCTCCATCGCCCGACGGCACGCCTCAGCCACCGCCCTGTCGCCACGCGTCATCCCCTTCATGCCGACGTCCTTGACCGGAGCGTTCGGACTGAAATGCCAATGCGGCAGAATCTCCCTCATCGGTTCCTCCCTTGACCTTGATTGATTGATACGAGATTGATTGATATGAGCCGGACCGCTGGGCGCCATGACAGCAAATAATCGCGCCCATCGTTCCCACACCCCTCAAGAAAGCTGAACGAAACGGGGATGCGGGCGGCGTTGACGGTCCGGCCAAGCGCCGGCGGCGGGATTCGAACCCACAGCGGACGGCATGACGGCGGAAGACGTGAGAGTGAATGCGTGAAATGCAATGTGAGATGAAAGGACACACGCCTCCGCCATCCGTCCGCGTCCTTGTACGCCGGCGGATACGGTCAGACGTCGCCATCCACGTCATCGCGCGGAGCGAACCTGACCGTCAGCCACAGGACCGTGGCCAGATACACGCCCTCCACCACAAGCGCGCCCGTCAGACCGCCGCCATGCCAGGTGAGCATGAGCGTCACGCTCACGACCAGACCGACCACGGCCAGCGCGAACTTCAAACGCCTGAGCGTGTAGTTCGGCCTCCCCTTTTCGAACCCGTCCTCGATGCGATAATCGTTGTCGGTCATCTTGCGCCTCCGATCTTTTGAATGAATGTCCTTGCCTGGTCTTTTCCGACGCTCGCCAGCTCGTGGCTTCCGTCGACGTCGAGTTCCATGAGGCTGGCGCCCTTGCCCGTGACGCGAATCGCGTAGCCGGTCAAGCCGAACATGATCACCGTGTCCCTCGGCGGTACGGGTGGCGTCAGCAGCGTTTCCACGTCGATTCTCCTGAGTGTCATCACAGCTCCTTGCGAATGTCGTTCATGCTTACTCCTCCAACGATTTGACGTATCGGTCCATTTCCTCGCGTCTGATGTGACGGCGGGAAGGCGTTCCTCGTTTGCTTGGCGGACGAAACGTGTCTATGTCGCCCTGGTTGACAGCCTGCCGGAGGCCGTCATAGTCGATCCCGTACAGGCTCGCGGCCTGCGGGATGGTCCATGCGAGCCTGTCCTTCAACGGGATACGGCTCGCATCCTTGAGCTCGTTCTGCAAGACCATCACGCGCCTCCTTTGCGTGTGTGATGCCGGGCGGCGTTAGGAGAACCGCCCGGCCCTCTCCTAAAATCGGTGTCATCCCGCATATGCGACGTGCGGGCCGAACAGTTAGGAGAAGAATCAATGAACCCAGCCGAGTACATGCTGCAGTTCTTCAAGATCGAGGAAAGGGACGATGGATTCGACGATGGAATATCCACATCGTTCAGCAGGATGCATGACGCCGAAACGTGCTTAGACAATCTGATCAAGATGAATGTCAGACGGTTGGGCACGACGAAAAGCGTCATGCCGCAGATATGGCAGAAACTGTGGGAGTCATACACAAATCCTTCGGGAACCGGATACTGGGCCGGTTTCTCGACTTCCCAGCAACGGGATGTCCCTCTGGATGCGGCCGAGGCGCAGGCATTGGAGATCATCGCCGACAAGTCGCCATCGCTACCGATCTCCATCGCCGAAGAGGAACGCAAGACAATCTCCGAGTTCCTGGACGAGGCGTTGAAGGCGGTCCGAGAGGACGACAGTCTGCCGCCATCGCTGCGCGTGTACATACTGGACCTCATCTCCGAAGCGAGACGCAACCTCGACGAATACGCGGCCGGGAAAGAGTTCGACCTGAAGGTCTCCCTGCAGGTCCTGTTCGGAGTGCTGTACATGGCGGAATCGCAAACCGGGAAGCCCACGGTATGGGAGAACCTTAAGAGCAAGATAGCGAAACCGTTCATTTCAGCGCTTCTTTCCGAGGGCGCCCGTCAGCTTGTCGCGTCCGGGGCATCTTTCCTTCAGCTTCCTGGGTGACTTCCGGCGGCTTGCAGAACACCAAGCAGTCCTCGTAGAGCCGCTTGCGTGCGAGAAACCTGTTGGATGCCTGCGAGGCGATCATCAGCATCGCGAATCCGAAAAGGATCTCCCAACGTTCCATCCGTCGGAGGCCGGCAATCAGGCAGAACGCTCCGACACCCATGTAGATCAGCGCGAACATCGCCTCGAACGGATTCGGTTTGTCGATACGGCACGGAATAAGAGAGTTGTCGACCGGCATCACGCACCCGCCTTCGGATATTCGAGCTGGAGCGTTTCCTCGCCGAACCGGCGGGCGATCAGGGCAAGACCCTTCCTCGTGACCTTCACCGTCGGCGGGAACGCGAACGGAGTCCCGTCCTTATGCGTTCCATGCGATTTCGAGGGAACCATCATCAGATGCCCGGCGTTGATACGGCTCTGACGTGCGGACCAATGCTTGTTCTCACGGAAGATCCAGTCATGCCGGTCAAGCCATTCGAACAGTTCCGTCTGCCCGACCGGCCTACCGAGATTGCTGAGCAGCTTCGCGGAATCACGAACGGAAAGCGCGTCCGGAATGTCCACGAAGTTGTCCCACGCGGACGCCTTCGGCTGAAGCTCGTCGATACGCGACTGCTGCGCGGCGATCCTCTGCTTCTGCTCCTCCATGGTGCGCTGGCCGATCATCACGGCCTTCGCCAGGATGGTCATGTCGTCATCCGCTTCGCTCGTGGGGATGTAGCCGCCGGTCCTGCGAATCTGGGGAAGCACCTCATGCGTGACCCAACGTTGGAAACGCTTCACGAAATCCCTTGTGATTCCGCCTTCCATTCGTCCTGTCTGGCGTTGCAGAATCGCCTTGTATAGTCCAGGCTCGGAAATCACAGTCATTGTTTGAGTTCCTCCAGGGGTACCTATGCGACGGGTACCCTTTTCCTCATCGTCAAGAGTTCTCGTCAACTTATCGGCGTCGCGGTATCCGAGAATCTTGGCGATGTCGGATGCGACGAACACCACATCGTCACCATCAGCGAGCGCCCTGACCTTGTTGCCCTCGAATTCGACGATGAGCGCCCTGACTTTATTGCCTTCGAATGCGAAAGGCTGGATTTCGTTGTTCATTGGATTCTCCTTAGAATCGTCTTGCGTCGTTAGCTGTTGAGCCACAGATTGATGAAGATCGTGATGACGCTCACCACCGCGCAGGCGATGGAGAACCAAGTCGCTATCGTCTCCATGTGAGAACACCTTCCTTTCGATTCATGCGTCGGTGAGCGCTGCTCACGGCTTGATCTGTTTGATGCCGTCGATTGGTTGCAGGAGCTTGATCATGAGCTGGTAGAGGCTCATGCCGAGCATTGTCGCCGTCTTTTCGAGTTGCTCGGTGGTGAATGAACCCTCACCCTGCAATCGCTTGCTGATATGTTGCTCACTCACACCAAGCTCCTTTGCGAGCGCGGCCTGTGTCTTGCGATGCCGTGCGAGCTCGCCGCTGAGATTCCTTGCGATGGTTTCCGTCTCACTCATCTGTCTTGCCGCTCCTTTCTTTGTTCATTGCCTTGCGGTAATTCTTAATCTACCTATTTAGGTGATTTTATTCGTCTACCTATATAGGTTCTTTACATAATCTACTTATTTAGATAAACTTCAAGCATGGCAAGAGGACCGAAAAACGAAGTCACCGAAGACAGCAAGAGAATCATCAACATATGCCGTCAGCTGTTAAAAAACAGCGATATATCAATCGACGAATTCTTTGATTCCAGTGGATTAAGCAATAACTACTGGTACAAACGCATGCGCTATGAGGCGCCGCTGAATACGTCAGATGTGGAGCACATCGCCTCCACATTCGGGCTCACCAGCCTCGACATCTACACACGAGCACTCGGCAGCGAAGCCGCCCGCGCCTACGAGGCCCGCGAGCGCCAAAACCAGATAACCGATGATCTCATCGACCGTATCGCAGCGCACCACGAAGACTATGACATGGCCGCAAACAAGGATCCGAACGCACGTCTCGAGGCCGAGACGCCGGACGAGTGAGCTGAAACGCAACAGAGAACTACGAGACGGACTGAGCATGATTCATAGCCGTTTATAAGGCTTTATAATCATTTATAAGTATTTATAAGCAGTTATTTTCTTTATATCTGGAGGCTGATTGACCATGGAGAACGAACTGCTGCGCCAGGAACTCAATCCGTTCATGCCCGGTGCCGGCATGCAGCCGCCGGAGCTCGTAGGCAGGGAGAGGGATCTTGAGATCGTCGATCGCATGATCGCCCGCACCAAGCTGAACAATCTCGACAGGGGAATCATATTCAGCGGCCTCCGCGGCGTCGGCAAGACGGTGCTTCTCGTCAAGCTCCAGGAGATGGCAGCCGGGAAGAACATGCTTACCGCGAAGATAGAGTCAAGCGGGAATCCCGACGATGACTACGAGGCCATCTTCCATGAGATAAACCTGGCTGCGATGAAAATACACTTGGTGGGTGGCCTGAAGAAAAGATTGGGCGATGTGATATCGAACATCAAGTCGATGTCGTTCGGCGCCTTCGGTCTAAGCGCGAGCATCTCCAGGGAAAGTTCTGCGCAGACAAGCGAGAACCCGTTCAAGCTCGAGCTGCTCATAGAATCCATCACCACGGAATTAAGGAAAAGCAACTCCGGTCTTTATCTATTCATCGACGAACTTCAGGAAATGGCGGACGAACCTTTGGGCACACTCATGTCCATCCAGCACAAGATGGGTCAGAGATCGCTTCCGTTCTACATCATCGGCGCAGGACTGCCCAACCTCCCAGGAGTGCTCAGCAAATCGAGATCATATGCGGAACGCCTCTTCGAATACCGCACCATCGGACAGCTGAGCGACGCCGACGCCGCCGAAGGCTTCCAGAAACCGGCGAGGCGGAACGGACGACCGTTCACCGACGACGCGCTGAACGAGCTCATCAAGGTCAGCAGTGGCTACCCCTATTTCATCCAAGCATACGGTAAGGCCGCATGGAACGCCTCCGGATCGAACCCCATACCACTGCAGGCCGTGACGAAGAGCGAAGCGTGCGCCAGAGCCGAACTGGATGATGGCCTATATTCGGCAAGATGGCAGAGGACCACACCGACAGGGAGACGATACCTGGCAGCCATGGCCAAGATCGGAACTGAATCCCCAAGTTCGACTGCCGAGGTTGCCGATCGGCTCGGGAAGTCAACGGGCGAAATCTCCATGACACGCGACAAACTGATCAAGCTTGGCCTGATCTATTCGCCGGAATATGGGAAGGTCGCCTTCACCGTTCCCGGCATGGGTGAGTTCATTCTTCGCGCCATGCCGTCCGACGGGCAGGTGTACGACGGACGTTAATCATCCGCACGAGGAAACAGCGAAGAAAAGAGGGCATTGAGAGGGAACGAGATCGCGCGCCTGTATATGCGGGCCGGAGAGATGGGGCTGACCGTCGAATCGGCAGAACTGCCGAACGACATATGCGGTCTGTACGACGACCGGCACGGACTCATCCTGCTGGCTGACTGGCTCAACCAGCGCCAGCGCCGCTGCACCCTCTGCCATGAGCTCATCCATGCGAAACACCACGATTCGGGATGCGGCACGCAGTATGGATTGAAGTGCGAGCGCCGTTGCCGCAGGGAGACCGCGCTGACATTGATCAGTCCCGTGGACTATGGGATGGTGGAGCAGGTGTACGAGGGCAATACGTGGATGATGGCCGTGGAATTAGGTGTCACCATCCAAGTACTGTCAGATTATCGGCAGCTGCTCTACGATTCCGGCGTGTGTATGCAGTGAATACCACCAAGCGATTGTTCATGGGGGTACGATGGAGTGACCGGCATGGTCGCCAGAGAAGAAAAGAGAATCCAATGACCAACAACAATCCAAATCCGCAGCAGTTCCAACCGCAACCGGTTCCACAACAGCAGCCGGCGCAACAACCGCCATTCGCGCAACAGCCGCATTTCCAGCAGCCGCAGCAGCCGATGATGCAGCAGCCCTACCGGCAGCCGGCCGAGGAGAAGCATATGAGCGCGCTCGGCATCACCGCATTCGTTCTCGGCGTCATCGCACTCGTGCTCTCGTGGATTCCGATCGTCAACAATGTGGCGTTCGCCTTCGCCATTGCCGGCATCATCTTCGGCTGCTTCGCACTGTACGCCACCAGGAAGAACGGAAAGAAAAAGGGCCGCGGACTGGTCATCGCGGCAGTCATCATCTCCCTCATCAGCGGCGGAGTGGTCCTCTACACGCAATCCGTATATGGTGCCGCCGTGGACAATGCGAGCAAGAGCATCGACGAGGCGAGCAAGAAAGCGCAGCACGAATCCGACAACCTCGAGAGAGGCATCGTCAACGAAGGCGCAAAGGAGCTGAAGCTGCAGGTGACCATCAGCAACGGCAACGCAGAAGTGACCTACGGCAAGGATGGTGGCACCAGCAACGAGACCGCCGCTGGCCAATGGGAGAAGACCATCACCGGCGATGACGCCCAGAAGGACTGGACGCTCAGCGCCTATCCGTCCTTCGACATAGATAACGAGACTCCAGCCGACACGCAGGTGACCTGCACCATCACCGTGGACGGCAAGCAGGTCTCACACCAGGAAGCGACCGGCGACAACGCCAACGTGTACTGCAGTGCCTCCGACAAGCAGTGACAACTTATTCGACATAAAAAACGCACCCATCCACGACTTTTGCGGTTGGGTGCGTTTTTCTAACGCCATCAGGGAAAGAGAGACAGCAAATGAAAACGGGTATGTAAAATAAGTGGTTGGATTCGTTAATTATTCAGTTGGCCGAATTAAATAACCTTGGTTGTTAAAAATCTGGTTGACAAGACTGAAAATGCACTCAAACAAGTTGTAAAATCATTGGTTGGAATCATCTATCAACAGAGAGGTCCAACCATGGCCGAGGAGTCCGCGTTCGACTACGTGAACGAGAGATAGACGTGAAAACGGGTGAGGTTCTCTGATGGAGAGCGTGTTCAATGACCATGTGTTTCCTAAATACATGAGCCAACAGGTCATGAAGCCTCAGATGGATGGCTTCAGCGACCCCACTTTGAGGAATTTCTCGCTGTTGGACTTATCTGCCTTGATGAAGGACGAGCTTAAAGCCGATAGATTCGACGATGAGTTCATTCAATCCTTCCTCAATGCCGCCAAGGAGCTTGCGGCCGCCGGGAGGAGAGCGATCGACAGGCCGGGCATGTATGTGATGCTGGAGCATTCCTACGCGATTCCAGTGATGTTCCTCACAAGGCACTGTATTGAGCTTGCAATCAAGAGGGCGATAAAAAGGTGTGGGGCTGAGCCTAAGAAAGACCACAACCTTACGAGCCTGTGGAACTCTTTGCTTTCGAGGTTTCCGAGGCAAAGGTGCCGTGAGGACAATAGGGCCATCAAGAACATGGGTGCTTTTGTAAAAGCCGTTGCCGAAATCGACAACGACGGCATCAGCCTTCGCTACCCGCAGGACAAATCAGGCAGACTGACGCAGGATAGGCTGCTATTCGTGAACGACGAGGGAGTCGTCTCGTATTTGGAGAAGTTCGTAGAGCAGCTTCAACTGATCGACTTCGACTGTCTTGTCGGAAATGGTGAATAAGTGGTTGGGGATCGCTAAATGCCGTTTGTAAAACCATTGGTTGGAATTATGGTTGTATTAGCCCGTTAATCGGATCAGCTTTCAATCATTTTCCAACCACTTATTTTACATACCCATGAAAACCACAAAAAAGGCGATCGCCGCAATGCTCGCCATCATGTTCCCAATCGCACTGGCCGGAGGATGCGGCAGCCAGACCACATCCAACCAGCCGGCAAGCGCCAATAGTCAAACCAACTCGCAAGATTCCGGAGACGATTCGCAGGATTCCACCGATGGTGATGGTGGTTCTCCGCTTGCGGATGGTCTGGCTGGATCCTGCGAGGGCAGTGACCCGCGGTTGCCGAGTGTGAAGCTCGATACGAGCGCCGGATATCTCGGCGTGGAGATACCCGGAAATGACCAGATCAAGCCGGATGAATTCTATTCGTATGATCTGATGCTCACCAACGAGGATGGCGACTCCTGGATGGTGCAGCTATCCAACTACGTGTCATCCGGGGAGACCAACAGAAGCGTGTTCAACATGCAGACGAGCAAGAACCTGAACTATCCGGGTTGGAACAACTCGGATGACAAGTCGGTCTTCTCAACGTCTGTTCCGGACACAGCGATGCGTGGAACGTCCATGGATTGGCAGATGACGCTCAGCATCGACGGCAACGATGTGGCTAAATGCCCTACGGACGGGACGACATCGCTCGAATAAACCAAATCGCAACCCGATAATCCAAACCCCGGCCACCCGCATACGGCGAGCGCGGGGTGTGTCAATACTCTTTCGTGTTGCGGAAAAGCCGTCGTCGTCCGTCACTGGCCGTCGCGGAGGTCTGGCAGGGCGGCGTCGAGCGTCTTGGCGAGCCGCCGTTCCCTCCAATGCGTGTACACGCTGGTGGTGTGGATGTCGGTGTGGCCCATGATGGCGGTGCGCTCCTCGTCGCTCGCGCCGGCGGCGGCGAGTTCGGTGGCGAGCCAGTGCCGCGCGCTGTAGATGTCGACGTACGGCAGTCCCGCCATCTTCAGGGCGCGGCGCCAACGCTTCTCCTCGTTGTCCCGTCTGATGGGATGGCCGTAAAGATTGGTGAACACCAATCCATGGGACGGCACGCCCCATTTGACGATATGCGCCCAAAGCCGGTCCCAAAGCCCCTGCGGAATGGGAACCGTCCGCACGCCTTTGGCGGTCTTCGGTTTGGTCAGCCAGATCGCCCCATCCAGATGCTCGGCTTCCATCCAATCCGGGATCGTAGCGCCGGCTGGTATCGGCTTGGCCTGCTGGCACACGTTGATGACGGGGATCCCATGATGCAGTTCCAGCTGGTAGGGCATCAGGCCATACCTCTCCCCCGGCCGCATGCCCGTGGTGAAGGCGAGTTCGAACATGAGTGCCCACTTCTCACGCTCGTCCGGACTGTCGAACACGGCGACCGCCGGATCGGGCTCGGCGAGCGCGGCCTCGATGACCTTCGCTGGGTCGGCGACGTCGAGGATGGGGCGTTCGTACCGGTCCTCCGGCATTCGTCCGACGTTTTCCATCGGGTCGTCGGCGATGAGTCCATCCCGTTTCGCGGTTCGGAGCATGGCGCCGAGGACTGCGAGATAGGTGTTGACGGTCTTGCTTTTGCGTGTGCGACGCAGTCTCCTGCACATGCCGTTGATGTCGTCGGCGGTGAGCCGGTTGAGGCGGATGTTCCCGATGATCGCGTTCATGGTGCGCATCCAGCTGGATTCGTTGCGCCAGGTGGTGGGGTTGACGGCGGTCCTGTGCTCCTCCATCCACCGTTCGAAGTAGTCCGCGGTTTTCGGGCCGTCCTTGGTGGGCAGTCTTCCGTCCCGCTCCCATTCCGCTATCTTTGCCTGGAAACGGGCGCGCGCCTCGCTTTTCACCATGCCGGTGGCTTCGATCGGCGGGCGTCTGCGTCCGGTCGCCGGGTCGGTTCCCATGTCCTTGCGGAAGTGCCATCGTCCTTTGGAGTCCTGGAACACGCTTCCGGATCCCCCGGTCCTCCTGTTTTTCGTCTTGCCCGCCATGACTGTCCTCCCGTGTCAGGGAGTCCACTCTAAATCACACTCTAAGTGGGCGTAAAACGCCGTTTTCGGCGGGAAAACTCGTATCAGCGTCACGCGCGCACGGCACCATACAAGCCTTACTGCCGTCTACGTTTCCGCAGTATTTCAACGATTCGGCGTCATACCGGCATAGTGTGGCGCGTATTAGCACGGTTTATAGCAATGAGGTTTCTACATGCGTTGCCACGCTTGGAGTTTCGTGTTTCCACCACCTGAGTGTCACTCAAAGTAGACTCTATTTTTCTGCTTTCTCCGTATGATACACCCGCCGGAAACACGAAAACGCCCCTCCCCCAGCATCAGCTGAGAGAGGGGCGCGTGTTAAAAAAACAGGTGCAAAAATTTCCACAAGCATTCGAATGCGGGAATTTTCTCACACCCGAAAATCACTCACGGTTAAGTGTTGTGCCTGAAACAGGTGCAACGCTTATTTTTCGTCGGAACCGTCCATGACGGTGATCCTGAGCTTGTCGAGCTTGGCCTTGACGGCCTTCTCGACGGCGGCGGCGATTTGGTCGGGGTCGACGCCCTTGGATTTGGCCAGGGTCTTGACCGCCTCGGTCAGTGCGGCGACCTGCGTGACCAATTGGCTGGTCTTCGAGTCGATGCCGGCCACACGGTCGCCCAATTTTGCACCACCATGCACCGGCTGTTCGACCACGAGATTGCCCAAGGCGGACGCGTGGGTGTTCCTGTCCCACTGCGAAAGCCTGAAAAGCTCCTTCTTCGTGGCGTTCGCGGCCGCATCCGTGCCCTGCACGCGATCACGCATCAGGACACCATTCTGTCGAAAATTCCACACGTCTTCAGCTGACATGTCGTCTCCTCCCAATAATTCGTTTGCTCTCTTGATGATTCTGTCCACCGGCAGCGCGTTGACGCACCTGTCGGGACACCCGTAGTGGTCCGTGCCCGGCACCTCGCGGTGCAGGACGATATTGCCGGCGCGATTGCCGCTGGCGTCGTGCCACAGCGTCTTCCACCCGTATCGGCGGGCGATGTCGGCGCACAGTCTGGCGCTGGCCTCGACCTCCGCGTCGGTGACGGGAATTCCGCCCATGCCGCCCTCGTGCTCGATGGTGATGCCGCTGCAGTCGGATTGCCAGTTGGCGTCGGCCCACGAGCCGTTTTCCTCGCCGACCCACTGGTAGACGCTGCCGTCGCCGCCGACGCCATAGTGCGAGGCGGCCTGGAAGCTGGAGCGCATGAAGCACGAGTCCGTGCCGGCCAATCGGCCGACCATGATGTGCAGGGTGATGTGGTCGACATGCAGGCCATTGCGCCCCTGGTAGTGATTCGGGCTGCCGCGCCATTTCGCGAAGCTTGCGCCGGTCATCAGACGGTACCGCCCGGCTCGAGATCAGCGTCAGCTTCCGTGGTGTCGGCGGTGGCCGTGGCGGTGTCCGTGGCGTCCTTCGGCTCGGTCCTGGCCACGGCGGAAGCGGCGCTCAAGGCCGCGCTCTTCGCTGCGCTGATGCCATTGACCACGCCCTCTTTCTTCAATGCATCCACGAGCTGCTGGCCAGCAAGGCTCGCGCTGGTGATGTTCTGGTTCTTCCACCAGCCGTAAATGGTTCCGGCGATGCCGATGACACCGAAGATTGAAGCGCTGACCTGCTCGTTGGTGAAAGGCAGCGGATTGATGCCGGCCAAGGACAGGCCGGCGTTGACCAGAGCGTAGAGCGTGACCACGATGGTCACTCCGGCCTTGACACGCTCGCCGGTCAGACCAGGCAGATTACTGGTTGTGGTGTTTTTGGTGGCATGGTCTGCCATGATTGCCTCCTTCAGGCATAAGGAAAGGCCACCTCCGTGGAGATGGCCTTGAAAAATGATTGTCAGCGCAGGTGCGCGCCGTGGTTGAAGACGAGGACGAGCGCACAGAGGATGCAGAGGATGCCGATGGACGTCATCGCTCCTCCAAGGTCTCGGGTGCGACATCCGCGCGCAATTCGTCCGGTAGATGCGGCTTCGGATGACGTTTGAGGAATTCCGGTTCGACGATCTCGCAGAACTGCTGGAGCCAATGGAACAGCGAACGCGTGTAGGCGGTCAGGGCGAAGTACTTGCGTTGCCTCTCTTCCAGATGCTGGATCTGGTCTCCCTGTGATTCCACTTGCGTCCGGAGCGGCTGTATCACACTGTCAGTGAGGATTCGTACCGCGGCTTCGGCGGCTTCGGCGGCCAACTTGTCCGCTTCCGCCTGCTCGTGCTCGTCCTGCGCTTCCGACCTTCGGTTGCTCCACGCGGTGATGATCGTACCCACGATGCCGCCACCGCCGATAAGACTGATGATGACAGCCGACCAGAACTCCTGCGAATTGAACAAATCCTGAAACGGCGGCACTATGCTTTCACTACCTTCTGCCAGTAGTCCGGCTTGTCCTTCGGATTGCGGTCCGGCTGGGATGCATGATCGGCCAGACACCGGTACATGGTCATCTCGTACGTGCATCGGTCGCCGGTCTTGTATTCCTTGCCGTTGGAATCCCAGACCGGAAACAGGGCCACATAGCGCAGCGCCCTGTCATCGTCCAGCGAGAGAATCTGACTGGTCAGATAATGTTCGAACGCCTCGTTACGGCTCAGTTCGGGCGTGATCGCCCATGATTGGATGATCTGCCCGCCGACCATCCGATACGAGGGCGTCGCCTTGCAGTAGGGCGGCACTTCCGGCTTGGCCGATTCCACGATGGGATAGCCGTCGTCGCTTAACACGACCACGTCGTCCTTTAAGAATCCGGTAAACATTGGTTCACTTCCTTAGATCTGGTAGGAGATGGAACAGGAGAAGTAGGCGAAAAAGGTTTGGTGGCCGCCGTAACGCCAGCATTTCACCTTGCCGCTCGCCTCCACCTCCACGTATACGGCGGTGCCGTCCTGATATGCCGCCACGGCGCCGCACAGGTATGGCGGCCGGTAGCCCGGTTTGATGTAGCCGATTTCCGTCTGGGTGTTGATGTCCTCGACCATCGCGTTGCTGCCGGTCGGATGCTGCACGTTCACCGTGACCGTCCGGTTCACGCACGTGGCATGCAGTTCGATGTTGTCCCATTTCTGGGATTGCTTGACGTCGATGGAGTCGGACGCGCGCATGCCGTTGATGTTCACGGTGCCGTTCAGGTTCAGCGGATTGCCGTACACGTTCGTGCCGGCGCTCGGCGCGGCCTGACCGATGCCGATGCCCTTGCCGTCCGCGCTGAAATCCAGGATGAACGCGGCCGGGCCGACCGTCGTAAACGATTGCACCGTCGCATGCTTGTCCGTCAACGTGCACCGCAATTCGTAGGTGGAGGATGCCTGATAGCCGCCCGGAAGGATCGAGCTCGTGCCGCTCGTGCCTGAGCTTGCCACGACCACATCGTAATCATGCCATCCGGAGGAATCCTTGTAGCCGAATTTCAGGCTCGTGCACTGGTTGCTCGTGTCATGAGCGGTGTCAACGTGCCAGACGGCGACATGTTTCACATACGTGCCGTCGTCCTGCGCGTTACCCGCCGCGTCGCAACGGTAGGCATGGTATGAGCTGATGGTCGGCGGCAGACTGTTGAGCTTCCACACCGCATACAAGGTGTAACTGCTGTCAGACGTGCCGACGTAGGATTGGCCCGGCTGGTATCGCGCCGTACCGTTGGCGGTCTTCGACCAGCCGAGGAACGTATGGTTCGCCCTTGTCGGCTTCGTGTTCGGGATGGTGAGGCTTTCGCCCCACCATTTGGTCACGTTGCCAGGCGCTCCCGAACCGCCGTTCGCATTGAACGACACCGTATGCGAGGGTTTCGCGGCCACGGTGAGCGCCAATACCGCCTCGGACAGGCCCGCATAGGCGCCGTTGATGCGAATGTTCGCCCTCGTGTCGATGGACTGCTGGCCGTGCGTCTTGGGAACGTACGCTTCCTTGGCGCACAGGGTCACGGACGAGTTCACGCCGACCGTGATGTTCGTCGGGTCGCCGTCCGCCCACTGGCCGTACGCGGCGGCGCCCACATGCCCCTTCAAACCGATGTAGTTCCACCCGTTCAAGGTCTGCATGCGGCATTCGGACCGGATGGTCACGCCATTGTTATCCTCCGACTTTATCCACGAGCCGAGCCAGCACCGCCAATTGTGTTGCTGGGCACCGTAGGCGTCAGCCATGTTTTTCCCTCCTTACCCCACATACTTCAGGCTCATGTGCCCGTCCGACCGGGGCACGAACGCGTACTTGCCGATACGCAGCGTCTGTAGGACGTTCGCATTGTTGATGTAGAGCTGGTCGTTGCTGAGGTAGGCGGCGATGACGCTGCCGACGAGGAACTGCAATTGCGTGTTCGTCAACCGCATCCTCGCCGTCGATGACGTCGCGCCCATCTCCATCACCGGATTGTTCGCATCCTGACCGAACTGGATGTAGGATTGGCGGGCCGCGATCTCCGCGTCCAACCGTTCCGACAAGTCGCCCACGTTCGTATCGTTCGAGTCCCGGTAGGCTTCCAGCCGGTCGTCGACCTTGGCCGCCGCCTCCGCGTTCGAGAATGCGATGGTGACCTTGTCCCGTGTGATGTTCAGCGAGGATTGGATGTCCTTGAGGCTTTCGTCATCGCCCTCGTACCTGCCCTGCACGGCTAGGGCGATATTGTCCTTGCTGACGTTGACCTCGGACTTCGTAGCCAAGCCGGAACCGTCCGCGCCCTTGTAATCCTGCACGACACCAAGCGCGACCGACTTGCTGGTTTCGTCCACGTATGTCTTGGTGCTGTACGTGCTCATATCGGCCTTAGTCTGATACGTCTGGGATACCGTGGTCTTGAAGCCGTCCAATCCGGATTCCACCGTGGTTGCCTTCGACAATGCGTTGGAGGCGGTGGTGCCGACCTGCTTGATCGTCTCCGCATTGCCCTCAGCCGTCCGCTTCGCCTCATTCGACACGGTAACCGCACCGGAAGCGGTCCTATACGTGCGAGCCATGTACTCGAACATGCTATCCACGTCGGGGCTCGTCCATGTCGCCGTACCGTCCGACATGATCGTGCGAATCGTCCGATACAGCTTGCCCTCGTAGCCGTCGGGAATGCTCGGCTCCGTCCTGCTCCACCCGGATGGATCATCGGCCCCGCTCGGAGTGTCCGGAGTGTCCGTCGCCACCTGCCAGAACGTCGTCAACGACGTGACCGAAACACCCGCCGCACCCGTAGTGCCGGTCTCGCCCTTCTCCCCCTTCGGGCCGGTCATCAGGACTGGATTGGAAAGCTCCGTATGGCCATCACCATACGTGACCGTGACCCGCAGCCACGTATACTGGCCGTCCACGTAGGTTGGCGGTGTTTCCGACCAGCCGTCGGATGGTGTAGCCGCCGCATCCGTCGAAGTCGCATACTCCGTCTTACTCGCGGTAACCGCCAGTTGGCCGGTCTTCTTCGCCTCCTCATACGCCTTATCCGCACTCGCGGTTGCGGCATCGGCCTTTTGGGAGATTTCATCCACGGCCTTATCAATCGCATCAGTATCCACGAGCGGAGTCTGGTTGCCTTCTTCGTCAATCCAGTTCGCACCATCCTCGGCACCCTCGCCGGCGAGGAAATCCTTACCGGTCGAGGTAGGGATGCGCACGGTGCCGACCTTGTGCGTCTTCTGAGTCAAGGCCAATCTCATGGCCTTCATCCCAAGGCTCAGGCCGAGGACATTATCATCGGGATTCAATTCGACATGAGAAGCCATGCGTACCTCCGAAAAATTCAGGCCATGGGATCCTCCATGGCGTCGAAAATCAAGCTCACTTTGTCCGATTGGTCGCCGCTCATCTGCATGAGACGGCACTCGTGGACGCCGTCGGAAAGCGATGGGAAGCCTTGGATGTCGAGACGCATGGTCTCGCCCGGCCAAAAGCTCCCGAGTGGATGCAATGGCGTGCCGTCCACGCTCACGTCATTGGCGTGCAATTCGCCTTTGATCTGCATGAGCGGCGCGTGATTCGCGGCAAGGACGCCGTCTGCATGCTGGCGCAGCAGGTTCGCGTCGGCGGCGTCCCTGTCGCTGTAGGTCATCTCACGGAGCGGGAATGGCTCATGATTGCCGTTGACGAGGCTCAGGTCTTCGGACAGGTGGCAGAGCTGCGCCTTGTCCGTGCCAGAGCCGGACGCGTAGACACGGTGCACGGCGCCCAAGTGGTCGATGGTCATGTTTTCCAAGGTGCCGCCATACGGGCTGCTGGAAAGCTCGAGGATAGTGTCCTGCGCGATGTTCGGATCCGCGTCACTCCCGGCGAGGAAGTCGAAGCGGATGGTGTCGCCGGAGAGTTTCGGACGCAATTGCAGGTCGGGCCCGTTTTCGACGTTGGCGATCTTGTCCCACACGTCGGAGCATTTGAGATTCTGGATGTCCCAGCTGTCATATTCGCGCTGGTGCGAGCCTTTTTCGCCCCTGTAGTGCCAGTCGATGGGCAGTCCGCCGCCCGGCTTGGCATTGGTGCACAGCCACCCCGCCTCCGCCGCGATGGCGCGCAAGGAGAGATTGTTGAAGTTGATGACGTCGGTGCTGGTGCTGCCATTGGCAGTGCCGTAGACTCCCTCGCGCACCAGATACCGGTCGCCCAAGAGCCCGTAAATGCTCGTCAGGCTGAAGTCGGTGTCGAGTGGCCCGTCCTTGCGTTTTCCGATGAGGCCGCACAATATTGGTGTGCCGATGGCATCCTCCGAATCGAGCGGACTCGTCCAGCAGAGTGCGACGCTGCGCCGGTCTGGTGCGAGGAGCCATGAGCGTTCGCCTGGCGAATTGGCCGGCACCGCGGTCCATGGCACCTTGAGACCGCTCATCTCGTCCTGTCCCACACCCTTGGATTTCGTGGTGGAAAGCGATGAGTCGGCCACACTGACCGACCAGCTGAAATTCGGCAAGTCGATTGGACACAAGAGCTGTCCGCTGATCGTGTCCACGACATATGCTCGCCAAGCCATAAGCCCTCCTCAGCCGACGTTCACGCCACGGTCCCACACTTCGAGGGTGCGGCCAGGATAGTTCTCCTTCGAGTCGGAATGGCAGATGAAATACACGTTCTCGCCCCACGTGACCCTGTGGTTGCGGGTACGGACGGTGTGCCATCCGGCCTTCAATTCGACCAAGGCGTTGAGATGCACCTGCTGCCACGCGCGGCTCACCTGGAACTGGCCGCCGCCACCAGACACGTCCTTGCCGTCGATCTGGAAGCCGACGTACCAGCATGCCATCTGCGTGGCGTCCTCGGTCGGCTTCTTGGGATTGTCATGACGGCAGGCGCAGGCGGTCGCACGATACCTCAGTTCGATAAGCCTGTCGGTCGGCAGATAGAAATCAGTGTCCTGTTCGAAATAATCCTTGCCACCGTCCGAGAAATTCGACGGGCCTTCGTAGTTCCGCACATTGCATGCGAGACGGCCTCGCGAGGCGCCGTAGGGCATGGCGTAGCGTTCAGCGCCATCACTGCTGCAGGATTTGGTCTGGGTCATGCCGGCTGGCACAAGCATGGCCGCCAACCGCACCGCGTCGCTCGGCACCTGGTTTATCGGAATGTCCGGGTCGGCGGCGGGAGTGCCCTGCGTGACGCCGAGCACGACCTGGTTGTCGGCATCGCCCTTGTCCAAGTCGTGGGCGCGCATCCAGATGACGTCATAACGCGAAAGTCCAGCGTTTCCCGCGGCGACAGCCGGCGTCTGGCCCCCAGGCCAATACGCGAGCACGGCCTCCCCCCGCTGGCCGTCAGGCTGGATGAGAGCCGTGCCGGCACCTACGTTGTAGGTGAGTCCTGTGCCTCCGGTCACATCAAGACCCTGTATGATGCCGTCGCTCGTCCATTGGGCGCTGATGATATGCCGATGGACCTGCGGACTCACCCCATTGGATCGTGCGTCCGGCCTGATGCCTAAAGCCGTGGTCATAAGTGTTGCCTCCAAGCAGATAAAAGTTTAGATATACGTGTCACGTGATTCGCATGTGACCCAGCCGCTGCCGGGCGTGGTGAGATTGACGGTCAGCGCGCTGCCGGCGGGTATCGTCATCCAGCCACGCTGCGAAAGCTTCGCCGTCACGTCCACGCCTCCCATCGTCGCCGTGCGCGAGCGTGTGTCCAGGAGCACCGGTGTGCCGGCGTGAATCGCGCTGTTGAAGGCAAGAGTCGAGCCCAGCCCATCACATGCCAGACGAAGAGTGCAGCCATTCGGCCACTCACCGTTAAGCGCGTAGGTCGGATATGCGCGGGAAGTGCCCTGGTTCGGCAGACGCATGACCGTCGCACCATCGGAGACCACGCCATACGACAGCGGGTACGCAAGGCCGGCATTGCCGGTGCCGTAGCTCAGACCTCCGGCCTGCACCACCGACGCGCGGGCCTCACCCGAATGTGCCAGCGTGGACAGGCGTTCGGGACGCTCGAAGACGATGGTGATGGTCGAATCGGCGATGCTGCCGGTACGATAATCTGGCTGCTGAGTCACAGTCAGATAGCCGCCGGCACAGTAGGTGTCCTCGGTGCCGTCGACCACGCGCATCCTGACCTGACGATGCACGAGCCTGCGCACACTGTCCGTCAAAGCGAGCAGCTCGTCACGGCTGGAGGCGTTGGCATTCCAATGCAGAGTGACGGCACGGCTGGCGTAGGAGATGTCATCCTCGCTCACATCATGTCCACCGTCGCCCTGCCCTCGCGCCGTCACATTGACTTTCGCGGCGGGAGTCGACCACCAGCCCTCGATGCCGCCTTTCGCGATGCACAGGCAGTCAAGATCGCCCAAACCCTCGAAACGCACCGGCTCCAAGCCGGAGGCCGACAATTCCGCAAAATAAGCCACATCGGCCTCCTTTTATCGCAATTGGTGTCGCGCGGTGCGCACGAGGATGCTCGCATCAGCCCATGGATCCGAGCGTTCGGGGATGTTGACGTTGAGGTTCACGGTCCGATCGCCCTTATCTTTGACGTCAGCGCCGAAGATCTTGACGATCTGCTCTCGCGTCAACACGAGTTCGGGCTGCTTGGTCTCGTTGGCCACGAGGTGCCGTCCGGGTGGCAGGATGCCGCCGCGATCGTACAGGGTCGGTCTATCGTCTCCGACGATGCCGCCGAGCGCGTAGCCGCCCGCACGATTCATTCCGGCCAACGACCCATACCGATGGATCGCGTAATTGCAGCCGGCATAGATGTTGGCGAGCGGGTCGGTGATGCCACGCGAGCGGTACGGCCCCGCATAGGCATTGAATGTGCCAGGAATGGTCTGCATCAGGCCCTGCGACGGCATACCCGCTTTGGCGTTGGAATCCCAGTTGTTGATGGCGTTAGGATTGCCGCCGGACTCCTGATTCATTCGGCGTAGCACGGTGTCGGCCCAGCTTGCTGGCTGGCCCAATTCCTTGAGCACCTGCAGGACTAGGCTCCTCCAGCGTTCCACGCCGCCACCGACCGAACCATGATATTGGCCCGCCTCGGATTTGCTGGTCCACTTGGATGCCAGGTCGGACGCCATCGACTTGACCTTGTCGACAAGAGCCGTAGCGGCACTCACCGGCAGTCTGCCGACCATCTGGCCGAACTGGCCGCCGCTGATTCCCGCCACCTGCGATTTCACAGGCGTGAGAATCTTCGACGTGACCCAATCCACAGGATTCTTCACAAAGGCCTGAGCTGTCTGGGACAAATCCTCGATGAATTTCTTCGCTCCGGACACCGCCTTGCCAATCTTGGAGGCAATGCCACCTTTGGCGAAGCGTTGGACGCCATCAAGACCCATATCCTCACGGACGGCCTGCACGCCATGGTGGCGAGCCAAAGCGTTCCAGCGGTAGACGTTCTCCGCGCCTACCGCCTTGGTCCATTCCGGCACCATCCACGCCTCGCCCGGCGAGGTCATCGCTGGAATCGAATCGACGCCCGGCGCGTAACCGGGGTTGATGCCGCCGACGGTGCCGCCATTCGCGAATTTCACCGTTGGCAGGGAGAGTTTCAGGCCGACGGCGCCGGCCACCGAATCCCATACCTTCTTGATGCCGTTCGTGTACACCGTGTTGACGACGAAGGCCACCGGAGCCCTTGCGGCCTCCTTGACCTGATCCCAGCTTCGTTTAATCCAATCCTTGGTGGACTGGAAGGTCTGGCCGATGGCATTGACGGCATTGGAGATAGGAATCTTCACGTTGTTGTCGAACCACGTGCCGACCGAGCTGAAGACGCCGGTTATCCGGTCTTTGGCCGTCTGGAAAATCGACTGGAAAGTGCCCGGAATGCCTTGGAAGAAGCCGGTGATGGAACCGGGAATGCCGGCAAACCAGTCACATACCACCTGCCACTTGGATTGCACCCATTGGCCAGCGGAGTCAAAGAAACCGCCGACAGCGGCCGGAATACCCGAGAAGAAACCTCCGATTGAGGATCCAACACCTGAGAACCAGTCGCAGATGCCCTGCCATTTGGCCTCAACCCACTGGCCCGCCGAATCAAACCATCCACCAATCGCCGATGGAATACCGGAGAAGAAGTCGCCGATCTTCTGACCTGTGGTCCCGAACCAGTCCTTGACACCGTTCCAACGGTCCTCGACCCACTGGGCCGCGCCGTCGAACTTCGATTGAATCTTGACCATCACGTCGCACCAATTGGTGTTGATCCAATCGCCGGCGTCGCCCCATGCCTTCTTGATGCCGGCCAGAGTGTCCTGCTGGGCTTTGACCTGCGCTGCCGTATTGTCAGCCTGTGCCTGCCCTGCCTCGGAGAACGCGCCTTTGATGCCGTTCCAAGCCTTGACTCCGGCACCGCGTTGGCCGGAGCTCATCGAAGCCTGCGCGGAACCGGTATTACCTGCGAACCCCTGCTCGTCGGCTTTCTTTCGAAGGCTTCCGAGTTTGTTCATTCCGGTTTTCGCGGCACCCACGGCCATTGATGGCCAGTTCAGCGGATTCAGGTTGTGTTCCCATGTGGAGTTCTTGATTCCGAGGAACTTGTTGTTTTCCTGTGCGGCCTTGTACCGTTTCTGGTAGTCGGCGTATGACTTGTCGCCCTCGCTGAAACCGGGAATTTTGTTCAGTTGACTCCATGCCCACTTAGGAGTGCCTTTTTCGACGTTCTTCGCAGCTGAAAGCATTGCGGTTCCACCGGCTGCGATTCCAACCTTGCCGACGGTAAGCTTTGACAGCCATTTCGGAGCCTTCAGCCCGCCGAGGAACTTGCCGAACGATTTCAGCGCGTTGCCAGCGGTCTTGATGCCTTTTCCGGCGATGCCGAAGCCTTTGCCGATATCCTTGGCGACACCGAAGATGTTCTTCAGTATCTTGAATCCTTTACTACCTAACCACAGGTAGATGGCCGTATCGAAGATGGTGCCCTGCTGGTCAGCGGACAGACCGTTCCACGCCTTCTCGATTGATGCGAGCAGGTCGAGCAGTGGCTTCAGACCAGCAAGCGCCACATTGGCGGCTTTCAAGGCCTTGTTCAAGTTCGACTTGTCGCCATCCGCCGGGGTGTTGAAAAATTCACCCAATCCGGGAAGGTTCTTCAGCACCTCGCTGGCGGAGTCGCGAATACCGAGGAGGCTGTCTTTGAAGTCGATGAGTGTCTGGCGGTCTGCGTTCTCGAAGGCACGGTTGAACTCGTACGAGAATTCACCGGTCTTGATGAAATCGGTGAGACCTTTATACCCCCACCGAATCCGCTGGTAAGCGTCTTCGATGCCCGCATACGACTTCTTGTCGATGTGGAAAGATTCAGCCAATTTTTCGTTGACTTTGCCGGTCTCGACGAATTCCAATGATCCGGAGACCGCCTTGGCCACAGCCGAGCCGACATCTCCGAATTTCGCCGTAAAGCTGTTAATGACGCCGCTGATGCGGTCGACACCGAACGCCTCGATAATCTTCTCGATGGCCTTCTGGACGCGGTTTTTCGCGTTCTCCATCGCAGTGCCGATGCCCTGTGTGGCGTCTTTCGCCTGCGTCGTGAAGCTGGCGTACTGTCCGTAGCCGTCCTTATTGAGCTTGACGAGCGCCTTATTGAAGTCCTCGAAGGTGACCTTGCCACCCTTCATCGCCTCATATAGGTCGTTCTGCTTCGCGTTTGCGCCAAGGATGCTCTTGGCCAATTGGTTCATCTGGCCAGGCATTGCATTGACGACACTTCGCCATGCGGCGGCATCGACCTTGTTCGCGCTCAACATCTGGTTGTACTGTTCGATGGCGTTGGCCTGCAGCACTGTGTCTTTGCCGCCGGCCAGGACGGCATTGTTGAACGCCAACGCGATGCTGGTGGCCTCGTCCAGATTCTTGGTCAACGGAGCAAGCTGCTGGACCATGCCGATCATGCTTGATGTGGTGGTCGGCAGGCCGTCGATGCTGGCGCTGATGCGTTTGATGGCTGCGGCAGCGTCATTCGAGTCGTACCCCAAATTCTTCATGACTTTGGGGAAATTGTTCATCGTGTCGGCGCGTTTAATGGCGCCTTCCACATTGTTGGTGATGATGTTTGAGACTTTGCTGAATGCCGACTGCGCGAACCCGCTGATGGCTCCGAACTTCGCGGCTCCCCACGCGGTGAAGAAGCGTTCGGAATCTCCGACTCCCCTTGCGGCAGTGGTAGTGACGCTTGATTGCATGCTACGGAAGGAATTGATGGCATTGCGCGCCGATGCCGCGGCGGACGCGAAAAATCCCGACTGCTTGGAAGTGCTCGCGTTCAGATTCGTCTGAGCGTCGTGGAGCTGCGTCTGAGTCTCTTTCAGGCCTTCGCTGGCGGCTTTGAGTTGTTCCTCAGCCGATGTGACGGCTTCGGTCTTCTGCCTCGCCTTGCTCCTTGCGTCGTTGAGTCGTGCTTGGGCGTTGATGGCCTGTGAGGAGGATTGTCCGCTTTTGACGATGGTTTCCTGCAGTTTGACTTCGGCGGCCTGTACGCGCAGGTCGGCGCTTTTCTGCTCGTCGCGCGCTTTTGCGATCTGCGACGTGCACTGGCTGACCGCCTGCGCGGCCTTCTTCTCAGCCTGCTGCAGGCTCTTGACCTGCTCTGACAGCACGTCACGGCCAGCGGCCTGATTCATGGCGTCGGAGAATTTCTTGCCGGCATTCCGTCCTGCGGAGGTGGCCGCGGCCGTCACACCGCTGTTGAGCTTCGTGCCGAAAGCGCTCAGATTCGGGAGCACATCGATCCATGCGGCTGTGCCGGCCATGAGACCACCTCACTGTTCAGTTTTTCGATTGATCGCCCGTGACAAGCGCCATGAGCTCGCTCCGCTCCTGCGCGTGTAAGGCCTTGCTGTCGACAGACGACTGTTCGCGTTTGGACTCAGCCACCACGACAGCCGGAGGCTTGGTGCGAGGCCTGATGTCATCCTCTTCAAGGGGATGCTCCACAAATGGAGCGCACTGGGTGATGGTTAGCTGGATGTCACGGAGCATGTCGCCCAAATCGTGCAACAGCCATTCCGACTCACTCCAGCCATCACCAGCCAAAGCACGAAAGAAGACGTTGTCCGGCGGCATGTGGATTATCAGCGCATGCAATGCGCGGAGACTGATCTTGCGTTGCCAGAACTCTTGGATGGGGTCACGCGGCGCGTAGACCGCGCATAACGCGGCCTCCAATTCCTCCGCGTGACCATCGCCGTCAAGGAGCTCTAAAGCGTTGTAGGGTTTCCCTCGCTGTCCGTCTCATGCACTTCATCGGCCGCGTCGTCGAGCAGGAGGAAAAGCAGGCTGATCTGTCCGCCGGCCTCGATGAAATCATCCCACTGGGCGCCGAGCAGCGCTTTCGCCAAGTCGAACTGGTCGTCGGACTCCTGCGCCTTCGCGAATGCCTTCTTCTCCTCATTCGACTGGAAAATTGGAGCGTGGATGCGGAATTCCTTCGCATCCGGCTCGTCGTCGATGGTGAACTCGATCCACTCCCGAATCTTCGGGTGGGATTCAAGATACTTCGCCTTCACGGCCTTGAGGCTGCGGACCTTACGCTTCTTGTTGTCGGTCATTGTTCAATCCTTTCAAAAAAATCAGTGTTCCTTTCGGCGAGAGAAGAAGGGAAAATCCCGCACCGGTGAAAGGAATCAAAAGCCCGGTGTGGGAAGAATCAATGTCAGTCGGCGACCGGCTGTGACTCGGAGGACGCTGCCTGATCGGACACCGGCTGCGACTGGGAGACATCAGCACGAAGCGCGGCACCGGCCTTGGCGATCTTCTCGCCCTCGTAGAACACCTTGCCGGTCTTCGGATCCTGGAAGAAGGTGAAGGTCTGGTCCTCACCCTCGGCGTCGGAGCGGTTCTTGGTGTTGTCGCCCTGATTGGTGACCTTGACGCGATACCCGGCCTCGATGCGGTAATGTGCCGCGTCGCCCACACCGTCCTGACCGATCCAGATCAGGCGGTAGTACGGGAATTCCGTGGTTTTTTCATCGGTGAATTCGAAGCCCTCATCCTTGTTTTCCGGCCACTGGGAGACGGGCAGGCCGTGGGCCAAGGCCTTGACCCATGCGTTCATTTCCAGGAAGGTGAGCTGCAGGGTGCGGGTACGTCCGGTGATGTCGGAACGCACCGGCTCCAGATCCTGCACCGCACTGGTGTCGGCGGACTCGATGCCGCGACTCATCTTCGCGCCATCAGTGCTGATGTAGCCCATCACCTTGAAACCCTCGGGCAGCTGATTCGGTTTGTTGGTTGCGGTGTCGAAGAAAGGATCCGGCATCGCGGTCGAATAGTCGGCGATAGCGAGCAGCTGAGTGCCCCACTTTCGCACGTTTCCGTTATTGTCATTGAGAATGCTTGGCACATCGGTGATGGCAGCCATCATTTCCTCCTTAATTGAAAAATCATTGTGGTCTGGTGTTGAGCGTGATCGTCGCCGTGCAACGGCGCACGTCAGGCATTGAATGACTCACTTCGGAAAATGAGGTGAGCGTTGAGGAGTCGACGTAGCCATATCGGTTTCCATCGCCCTGCAGCTGAGAGAGAGCGGTTTCGACCTTTCTTATGGTCGCGTCCATGGAAGTCCAATCAGCGGCGAAGATGTCGATGTCGACGGCTCTGCCGCGCGTGAATCCATCGGCGGTCGTGCCACCCGGCGCCGGAGAGACGATGACGGCCGGAAGGTTTGCACGCAGATTCTCCGGCACTTCCGCCGAAGCCTTGATCCCCGCCTTGTCTTGCAGCCATTGGATGATGATCGGCATCGGTTGCGGCCATGAGCCGCGAAGCGGAATCGCCATAATCAGCCACCCGCCTCGGCTATGGCGCGGCGAAGGTATCCCTTCTTCGGATAGATCCGTCCGTCGCCGTATTCCTTGGCGTCCGCATGCTCGTCACCGATGATGACTCGGGCATATGGTCTGCGCAGATGCGTCGGCGATTTCGTTCCAGGACGTCGTCCCTGCATGACGCGCACCGATTCGGCATAATGACGGTCGCCTTCCTTGAGGGCGATGCGCTTCACGATCGGAGCGATGCGTCTGGCCTTCGCGTTCAGAGCGGATTGGACTGTTGGGTTGGACAGGACATTGCGTTCCATCCATTCCTTGTCGACCTTGAATCCCTTCATGGTCACCTCCCGTCATCGCGGCAGACGTTGACCTGCATGTTCCAGGAAGTTGGTGTCAATCCGCCATCGAGCGCGACAGGATCGCCAATCACTCGATATTCGATTCCCCTGACGATCACCTTGCAATCCCGGAGCGTTCCTTGATAGGAGCGTGGGAAGTAGAGCGACATGGAGACGAGCAATCCTTCCGGATTGACGCTTGTGGCGACATTGTCCTGTGTCGGCGAGCCGACCAGCACGTTGCCTACCGATTCCTCGGACCATTTGCGGATTGGAGTGTTGTAGGCATCCATTCCGGCGATGCTTGGACGGAGCACCTTGACGGTTTCACCGTGGATCATGGTGCTACCACCTTTCCGGTGCTCATGTCGAGGGCTCCCGCGAGGAGGCGTCGCCTTCCGCCAAGCTCCTTCTCCTCGCTCGGCCACAATCGGAGGTCGCCGGTGGGGTTCTGGAAGCTGTAGGTGGCTTGGAATGGTCCGGCGGTCTCGCTCATGCTGCTGGCTCCTGATGGTGCGCCATTGGAATCGGCTTCCATTGCGCGCCTAACAGCAGCGCAGCAAATGCGCTCACGGGTGAGGTTGCTGACCTTGTCCCATCTGCGATAGGAGCGGATCAGGTCGGACGCATACGCGATGAGTTTCTTCGCGCGCGTCTTCTCCTCGTCCGTGAGCGCATGCCATGAGGCTTCAAGATCGTCGACACTCGCGAAATCATCTGTGTCGGCCATCATCTGGCCTCTCAGTCGGTCACGGTGACCTTGACGGATGCCTTCTTGGAGCCGTCGGAAGTGGTTGCGGTGACGGTGGCGTTGCCAGCCTTCACGCCGGTCACGACACCGACGCTCTTGTCGGCATCAGCCTTGACGGTGGCGATGGAATTGTCGGACGGTTCCACAGTCCACGCGACATCCTTATTGGATGCGCCGTCGGGCACAACGATGGCCTTCACCGTATTGGTGCCCTTGGTCTTGACGCCCATGGTCTTCTTATCAAGGCTCACGCCGGCGACCTTCACGGTGTTGGATGCGGAGCCACCGGCGACGGTCAGGAGCGCGTGGGCCTTCTGGTCGCCGTACTGCAAGCCGATCTCGCCGTACAGCTGCACCTTGTCGCTTGCGCCGGTCTTGGCGAGCGGCTCGGCGAAGAAATGACCCTTGCCGGGGATTTCGAGGAAGCGCGGGGCGAGCTGTTCGAGGGACAGGACGAGCAGCTGGTCCTTCGGCATGTACGGGTCGAGCATGATGTTGAAGAGGCCGAAGTCGGTCTCGATGGTCTGCAGGTTCACGCCGCCGACGTTGCGGGTCTGCTCCTGATACTTCGCGTCGGTGACGAAGCAGCGGGTCAGTGCGCGCTTGAGAGTGGAGTTGACCACGATGGTGCGCGTCTCGGATTCGCGGATGCCGCCATTGTCCCAGGCCATCTGCGCGAGGTCGAGCACGTCGTCCGCTGTCAGCTGGGCGGCGGTGTGCTCGGTGCTCATCACGTTGGTGGTGATGGCTTCGAGGAGGCCGCGGGTGCTCCGCGCGCTCTGGTTGTCGGTCGGATTGTTGTAATGGCCGGAGATGAAGGAGGCTTCCACGTCGCGTGCGATCTGCTTGAGTTGCTGCTGGATCTGCCAGCTCAGCTCGTCAGCGGGGATGGCGGTGCCGCCGACCTGTACTACCGGCATGTTGTCGGTGTTGCGCTGTCCGGTCGCACCCTGCCGCGTGTAGGAGACCTCGACGGCCTCCTGGTGGATCTCGACCACGTTGTTGGCGTGGAAGCGGGTGCGTTCCTCGCCCTTCGGCGCGTCGGCGCCCTCGAGGCGCTGGCGGTTGGCGTCTGGGTCGCGCAGGTCGTAGCCCTGCCATTCGAAAAGAGTGGACGTGGTGTCGATGCCGCCGGTGAGTCCGCCGATGGCGGAGAGTAGCGGCGTGTCCTCGCGGCTTGCGGCGAAAAGCTCGCCGACGTAATTGGGCAGATTGTAGGTGTTGCCCTGTCCTGTGATTCCAGGCATGATGTCTTCCTTCCAGATTGGTGGTTACTGGCGCTTCGTGCCGAGCATGATGCTTTTGAGCGTCATGGAGGTCTGATAGTCGCCTTTCTTTTCGGCGGCTGCGATCTGCTCCCTGATGCTCATGCTTCCCTGCCCGCCCGGCTGGTTTCCCTCGCCGTCAAGCGGATGCCTGCCATTGCCGGATGCCGGCGGCTTCCCCTGTGTGCTGACGAGCTTGGCGACCTTCTCGGCTGTCTTGTCGATGCTTTCCTCGTCATCGCCGGTCACGAGGTCGGCGAATTCGGCGGGGATGCCGTGCTTGAGGCAGGCGTTGGCGACAAGGCCGGCGTGCTTCTGCTCCGCCAGCTGTGATTCGAGCTTGCGGTTGGCTTCGGTGGCCTTCTGCAGTTCGCTCTTGTTCGCTTCCTCCTGCTCATCGAATTTCGCGGCCTTGGCTTTCAAATCGTCGTAATCGGCATACTTGGCCTGTTCGCGGCGCAGACGGTCCTCGACGATGCGGTTGACATCGCTCTGGGAGAAGGTCTTCTCTCCTGCCGGCGGCTCGCCACCCTGCTGCTGTCCGTCACCGCCGGGTTCGGCCGGTGGCACGACCATCATGATGTGACGAAGACGCATGATGAGGGATTTCGGCATGATGAAACGCTCCTTGTGTTTTCTCCGAATGTTTGAGGCCATCGTGGCCTTTTGACCAGGCATGACGGAGCCAGTGACCGCCCAAAAAATGGGATAGTGGCAGGTGCGGGACTCGAACCCGCGTTGTTTCAATGTCGTGGATTTACAGGCCACTGCCGTCGCCACTGGGCCAACCTGCCAAGAATGTGCTAAAATATATGAAGACCGGGGGTCCTCTGCGGCGTTGAAATAAAACGCAATGAGCGGAGGCGTGCTCCCGGTTGTTTCATTTCAATTTGATTTCCAATAAACCTTCACCGTCGAGAATGAAAAGTCTGCGGATTTTCCACTCACGATCGTTGTACTTCTCTAACTGGTGAACAAGCTTGTCTTTACGTTTCGATTGGCCAAGATCTATCACGAAACAGTCCTTGACGACATCGTGATTCTCTTTAGCGCTTCGAACGGCTTTGGTGATACGATCGGCGATTTTGCCAAAATCAGCTTTTGCCAAGGACTTCAATTCGCAAAGCTCGTTTGTTTCGATCCAACGGAAATCATTTGTCGCTGTCCTTTTTTCTATGTCTCTTGGTATCCATTCGACATGGTTCCCAAGATTCTGGAATCGTTCAAGGAACACGATTTCCTGCGGATATAACATATCGGTGGAGTGCGGAACTCCAACCTTTTCCTGACGCATGTACCATTCGCGATCGGTGACGCCAGCGAGTCCTCGCATTGAAAGCAGTCGTTCCTCGTTCTGCGCATGAGGCTGCTTCCAACCATCAGGGATGGCGGTTCCCGGACGGATTCCATCCGCGTATTTGCCCTTATGCTGTCGCATCGCGCGAAGGATATCGTCCACCGAATCGCTTCCAGCCTCATCCCTCGCTTTGAGATAGTCGTCGTACAATTCGTCGGGACGATAGCCCTCCACACGCGGTTTTTCATCCCATGATGGGACAATCTCGCAGTCGCATGCCGCATGGTACTTGTTGAACAAGCCTCCGGCCTTTTCGGCGCTTGCATAGACGAAGCCGCGTCCGGCGAGCATGGCACAGAACGCGCAGGTATGAAGTCCGGAAGGAACGCGTGCGAACCGGGGCCCATACTTGTCAAGCTTGGCTGCCGACCTGACGGTACTGCGACCGCCGTTACGCACTCCGACCGCGATAAGCCGATTCAGGTACGAGAGATAGGCGTTCGGATCATATCGCTCGTTGCCTTTGAACAGCATGCTTGCCTTCGCCCGAATCATGTCGGTCAAATCGTCATGTATAGGGTCGGCGAGTATCGGCTCGTATTTGTCGTCGAACCATTTCGACCGCATTTGCTTGTACCAGTCGGCTGCTGCGGTCGAACTGATGCTCCCATATTTGTCAATGATGGCGGGAACGAGTTCCAGCAGCATGTCACGCTGCTGTGCCGGTTCCATTCCCTGCAGCTGTTGCCACGCTTGGCCCATCTCCCGTTGTGCGAGGCTCACCGCCGTCTTCTGCGATTTGGTCAGAAGATTGATTTCCTTGCGGCTCGGAGTCCGGTTTGTCATTCCCGCCTCCGTTCATCCCGGCGAGCGCGTTCAATGCGCTTTTCGCTTCGGCTCGGCGCTTTTCCGATAGGAGTCTGGTGATTTGCTCGTCAGTGAAGCCGACTTCCTCCAATGCGACGGTCGTGTCGGCAAGCCAAGGGAAGGCCCCCACGAGTTTGACCATCGCGTCTCCGGCGTCGATGACGCTCGGCAGCGACGGATTGCGCCATCGTGCGGTGATGCCCGCCATCTCGTCGGTCACTTCGGTCGTATGGTCGCGAAGCATGATGATGTCCTGCGCGATACGACGAAGCGAAGCACCATACACGCGGTTCGCTGCCGAGCAGTCGATGACCAGATCCTTCTCCGCAGCATGCATCGCCTCTGCGCTCGATGGATTGTCCTGGATGATGCCGAGCGAGCTGACCGGCACATTCGTCTCCCCGGCGAATCTGCAGGCAAGCTCTCGCATCTGGTCGATATGCGGCTGCACGGACTGCTGGGTGATCTGCTCAAGCTTCGGCACGTCGCCATCCTCGTCCTTACCAATCATGTTCAATCGTCCGATGACGAATTCCCAGACTGGAATCGGATTGCCATCATCGTCCTTGAATGAATCGGGGTCGGCGCCGAGTAGGAGCCATTGCGGTGCCGAGTAGAATTCGGCGCTGACCTCGCTGCGCAGGACGGTGCGCACCGCGTCATCGGTGATGCTCATGACCGCGCGGTTGATGATCGACCTGCCGAAAGGCCTGTCGATGGTCGGCCTATAAGACAGCACCTCCACAGGCACACGGCCAAGACCATGCGTCCACACATCGTCCACGTACCATTCACGCCCAAGCTGACAGGTGATGACTTGGAAAGGCGTCCATAGGCGGAATCGCGTAGGACGCGCGTAATCGTCGATGTCATCGATGGTGAGCGCCGCCTTGAGACTGCGCGTACGGAAATTCCACAGGGCGCTCGACCATTGCGCGCTGTGCGGAATGGTGAGCACAGGCGGTTCCCCAGCCGACTCGTCGCCCTCCGACACGGCCATGAAGACGCACGAGTGGATCATGCTGCTGCTGATCGCCATCGGCAGCTCGATGTCCCAGCGGTTAGCGGAGAGAATTGGATTCAGGTCGAAGGAATCGTCGCTGCTATTCGGACTGACAAAGCCATCGAACATGCAGCGCTCGGCGTGTGCATTGACTGCTTTCGCTGGCCAGCCGACCACCTCCTCGAGATTCCGCATGCTCGGCGGGATGGAGAAGCCGATGTCGCGGAGCCGATGTTTTCCATCCGCATACCGGGAGCGCAATGAATTGCGCGCGCGCTTACGGTTCCACACAGTGACGAGATTCGATAAAGTGTCGTGCAACGCCGGGTCAAGCCCTTTGATATCGGTCGGTGGATTGAAGATGATGCCGAGGTCGCTGAAATCGGTGACCGGAGCGAGCAGCGATGTCATGCGAGCCTCCTTAATCGTTGTTTCCTGCCTGGCTTGCGTTTCGCGGTGAATGCCCCGTGCAATGCCAGAGTCGTGGCCTGCAGTGGACTTATTTCCACGTCGGAGCCTTTCTTGTTCCATGCGACCGCTCCGTTGGAGCCGATGTCGCGCAATGTGACGCCCTTCACGGCGGCAGCCAGCTGTGGCTGGTCCATATCACTCAGATGTGTAAGGGACTTGTCTCGAATCATGTCGAGCACGCGGCCTGTGGCCTGTCCTAATTGGCGTGTGTCGGTGACTGTCACACGCACATGCCGTTTCTGCAGGTCGGGCACGATGCTCATGGCCGGCGATTGCGCGTCGATGACTACGGCCGCGGTCTTGTGCCAGCGTTCCGCCAGCCAGTCAACAGCCCATTGGACTCCGTCGGTTCGAGTGGAACGGTATTCCTGTAGGGAGATGAACGCAGTGCCATCGTCGTGCTTGAACGCGAGTCCGATGGCCAATGCACTCCTGTCCGGTGGCATGTCCACGCCGAACGAGAGCAGGCCATCCGTTTGTGGGTTGGCCACCTCGGTAGCGTGCCATGCATCCTCACCAATGACCTCGGTGGCTGTCCGTTCGTCCCAGATGCCGAGCGCTTCACGTCGGAACGAGTCTTCTGCGAGGAGGTTGCGCATGCGCAAGATTGCTTCCTCGCTGGTGCGTTTTGGATATGACGGATTCGCTTTCGCCCACGCGGTCCTGTCATCCAGGTCGCAATCGCGGTCTGCACCGAGCTCGACGTAAAGCATGTCATCCGACTTGCCGGACAACGCGGTCGAACGTTTCTCCTCGAAGGCCTCGCATTGATCGCCCGGCTTCGGTGGATTGCCCATGAACACAATCAGCGGATTCGGACTTGTGTTCACGATTGGAATCAGGTTGTCCAACGCCTTGATGGTAAGAATCTGAGCCTCGTCGAACACTTCGATGTCGGCGGAGTGCAGACCTCGGCCGAAACCGTTCTCTCGGGCGCCGAACATGATGCGGCTTCCATTGGTGAAACGGATCTCCTGCTGCCCGTTTGCGCGGCGCACGGACTGCACGTATTTGGAAAGCTTCGGATTGCGGGTTAGGTCGCACATATCGGCGAACGTCTCATCGGAGGTGCGCGTATGGTGCGCGGTCCAGATGACCAGTGTTCCGGCGCGTCCGGCGCACAGGATGAATATCGCGGTTCCGACGGTGAACGTCTTGCCGATCTGTCTGCAGCTGGACAGGACCGCTCCTCCGGATCCGCATGCGTACTTGCCGTCGGAGCGTTTTGCGAACAGAAGGTAGAGAAAGCCTTTCTGCCAGAGGTCGTAATGGATTCCGGCCTTGACCGCCGCACCGTTGATAAGTTTGAAGTCGCTTGACGTGACGTCTTCCGGCTGCACGAGCCGTTGGGCGATTTCAGACAATCGACGCTCCGACATCCTCCGCCACCTCCGTCACGTCGTCGTTCATGTCGAACAGGCTGCCGGATTCCTCGGCTATACGCATCCGTTCGTCGAATTCTGCGAGCTTGCTGCTGATCGACGGCAACGCGTTGGCCGGCGTTGATGGATCATGCAGAGCCTCACGGAGTCTTCCGACGATTTCACGAAGTGTGTCCTCATGGGATCCATCCATCATGCGTTCGAAACTGTGACGGTCGATGTCTGCCGGATGTTCCCGTTCCGCAGTCGCTGACGTCTTTGCCTTTCGTTTTGTTCTTGGTTTTGCTGGTTTCGGCAAGGACTCGCCATCGTTCTTCCTTGCCCGGTACGCTTTCGCCCGGCATGCGCCAGAACAGTATTTAGCCGGTTTCCCGCGCCCTGACGGCCTGAATTCCTTTCCGCAAATAAGGCATTTCACGACGCTTCACCTCCCGTCACGTTTTACAAACCGTCACGTTTTAAGCTTCCGGGGAGATATCGGCCCTATGCGGCGGGGGACGTGTTTTTCCGGACCGGGAGGGGATACCGCCCCTAGATGTCGATTTTCCGAAACGGCACGCCGGTGGGTGGTTTTGATTGCTGCCCCAGCTGACCGGCCATGAGTCGTCGCACTTCACGTTGTGCCCACTCGAGTGTATGCGTGCCTTTGACGGTGTTGCACCATCGATGTGTCGGTTCGGTGTTTGTCCAGGAATATGGATTTCCACCTCTTGCGATTGGGATGATCTCATCTACGACGAAGCTCCAAGGATCTGGATATTTGAGTCGCAGGTCGATTGGCTTTCCGCAGATTCCGCAGGTTCTTCCGCTTTTGACCGCTGCTTTGTGTCTGGAAACGAGCTGATTCCGTCGCGATCCGTTTTGTCTGCGAACGTTTGGCTTATGTGATGTCATTCGTCATCGATTCGATATCAGTCTGTGACTTCGATTCCGAGACATTGGAGCGCTGAGAGGAAGTCCTCCTCGTAGATTCGCAGGCCCCACGCTTCCAAGGCATCCCCCCTGCTGATTTGCATGCCCGCCTGTTCTCCTTGGTCGGCAATGCGTGTGAGCTGGTGTGCGATCTCTTCGAGGGCTTCTTTCATTTCTGCTCCTTTCGGCGTGTAATATCTATCTCGCTTGCATAACTTATGTATTTTTGATACAATAGTTTATGTCAACAGGAAAGGAGGTGAGCATGAAATGGACGGATATCGTGACCGCCATCAGCTCGGTGGCGAGCAACATCATCGCGCTGGCGGCGCTCATCATCTCGATACGGCGCAGACCACGCCATAAGAGATGACGAAAGGGTTCCGAGCAGACCTAGTGCCCGGAACCCCGGTTCCATCCTATTTCATGGCCATCATGAAAACAAGCACCATATTCGCCGTCTGCGGCATCACATGCAGCCTGCTGTCGGCCATGCTCGGCTTCGCGGGAAAACCATGGCAAGCCGGATTGTTCGGACTCGCGGCGGGCATCTGGTGCATCGCCACGCTCATCATGGACAGACGGGGCGGCGATGACGACTGAATACCTCGGCGTCAAACAGGTCGCCGAAAGACTCGGCGTCGCGAACGCAGCAGTCTACGACCTGCCGGAGCCGGACGTGCGCATCGGCCGCACACGCGGCTGGCGCCCCGAAACCATCGACCGGTGGAACGCGCAACGTCCCGGCAGAGGCGTCGGCGGCGGCAGGCCACGCAAGCAAAACGACAAATAAACAAATGGTCCGGAAGTGATTCCGGGCCATTCCTTTTCATGGGCGACTCCGGAGAGATTCAACTTCATCTCACGCCGACGGAGAAATCATCAATGTTCTCGATGATGCCGTCGATATATTGTTCGCGTTCTTCTTTCTCACCTTTACCAAATATCTTAAACATGCCAGCCAATATGCATGACACCACGCCGATAGCCAAAATCAACCAGTTGCCGTGACCTCCGGAAGAACTAGAGTCCACCACGAATTGGATTATCATCGGGATTCCGATACCGATTGCGCACCAAAAAGCGTTGTCTAATTTACCATTGCCATCCGGAATTCGTCTGATATCCCTTTTCAGATGCTTGAGGTCGGTCGTACGCACCGGTATCGCCTCCTCCTTTGGCATCTTAACGCTCGTCGAAAATGCCGCTTTCTGTTGAGATAGCCCTTGAAGCCCTTGAAGGTTCGAATTCACGATTTGCCCTTCCCCTGCTCCGTATGATTCGGCTCCGAAGGAACGGCACCAGAGATTATCGCGTTCATGAAAAAGGTGTATCCACACGTCTGACATACGACAGCGGTGATGGGCGTGACCTGCGAATCTCCGCCGAGCACAATATCTCCTGAATTGAATTCCCTGAGTTCCAGGGCTTGCCCCACCCCCCACTGCAGGCCGCCACAAATCGGACAATTCCGCGGTTGAGTCCAATGCGACGCAAGCCATTCCATTGCCTTCGCGGATTCGTCGTTGCGACGTTTCTGATGTTGTTCGCGTGTTTCTTTTTCGATTGGCATGTCAGCAAGTCTAGGACCGTCCCACGCCAGCGGATTCAACGCCAATCGAAAACATGATGACATGGGACGACCGAGTGCCTCCGGCGGGAGTCGAACCCGCGTCCACACGCGGCCACAAGGAAGAGAATCCAATAAAGACTCTCGGCCGGTACGATCTACCACTGATTTCTACGAAGGCATGGACAGGCGGTTTGAGCATCACCGCATCACGTAAACGCGGGATTGGCTTGCCTGCCACATTGGGGTATGTCCACTCTGACGGGAGTGGGCGGAGCGTGTCCGATATGCTGTTCGGACAGGACGGGACTGCAACCCAAGTGAATCAGGAGAATCCATTGGAGGATATAAGTGAGGGTCCAAACCGTGTGTATCGGTTTGGACCCTCTAATCCACTGACAATTGTGCGTTGCACTTTCGATTTTGTCAAATCGAATCGCGTCGCAACACCTGCCGATGCACATCCGAAAGCCGGTACAATGGCCGCCCCTTCTCGTTCTCACCGGCCGGCTGAAGCCTGCCACGCTTACGCCACGAGCGAATCGTGTTCGCATTGCACTGGAACCCACATTCGCGCAGCAGCTCCGCGCACTCCCCCGCCGTGAACGCCCTGCCTGATTCGATGCACTCCCGCAGGAACCCCAATCGCACGTCGACCACGCGGTAAGTGTTGCCGCACACCGGACAGTCAACGCTTACCGCGCCGATTTCGGCGGTCAGCTCCACGCCGCACAGAGGATTCAGGCACCTGCCGATGCCATGCCTGGATGGTGGCACGTCGATGATGCTCATCGTCTTGCGCACCAATCGCTCCCAGTCGTGCCATATCAAACCGATGTCCGGCAATCGTGAAAGACGATTGCAATCCGCGCAGACGCTCAGGCACTTCGATGCGGACGGATGAATCCTGCTATCGGCCCATGGCATGGCCGGCGGAGCATACAACCGCCGCCAAAGAGCGACGGCCAAATCATCGATCTCCTGCAGATGGTCGATCACAGACAACCTGACCGGCGTCGGAGCTGAAGCCAAATTGGTACGGCCGGGCTGATGCCCACCGTAATGTGCGGTGCTGTCCAGGAACTCGCGCAGGGCTTGGAGCCATGACGGATAGTCGCGGAGCCATCCCCTCATTACGGCATCGCACTTGTCGCAAAGCGTATTGCGAAGATTGCACTCCCCGCCGCACACTCGGCACACGCCGGCGAGCGCTGGCTTGTTTTGGTTGGTTTGTGCTGGTTGTGTCTGGTTTGGTGTTGGTTGGGATTCGTTGTTTTGTTCGTTCATTTGTTCGATTCCCTCCGGCGTGGTAGTCTTCTGGTGGTGTCAGGAGCCCGGCCGGAAGGTCGGGTTTCTTGTTATTCGTGGTGTTGTTGGATGATCGCTTTGATTTCCTCTTTGGGGACTTGAGGAACCAGTGGCGAGATCTCATCGAGGCTGTATCCGGCCTGATGCCATTTGATGATCATGTCCATGAGGGTTTTCTTCACTTTCATTTCGTTTCCCTTCGTATTTGCTGGATGATCGTCTCGTATGGTTTGCGGTGGAAGATGCGTATCCACCATTCGGGGCGGCGGCCCCATATGGTTTTGACTTCGGTGAGGGGAAACCATGATACGTACCATTTTTGGCAATTTCCGCAGTACAGCACCTCGCCTTCCTCCTTCGGTCTGGGATGCTCATGGTCGAACGCTGGCGGCCTTGGCACCAAATAACTTCGATTGCTCATTTTGTGTCCTTGAGTGTGAT